TACACTGTCACGGCCTTTTCTTGACGGCTCTGCCCTAAGACCATAATCGCATAACTCTCTGATTGATTTTGGCTCTGCACTATCGCACACGATTCTCTGTCCCCCATATCCCATGGCCTTTATCTGCTCCGCTATCTTCTGATTGGTGGTGCCTGTCTGATACCATTCATCAAAGATGTATATTATCTTTGCATTGTTATCCACCATGGAACATATAAAAGCGTTTGGATCAGTAAAACCAAAGTCCAAAGAAAAAGCCGATTTGATACCGGGAGTTTGTCTTACCTGCTCCACATCAAAATCGACCATTTCAAAATTGGTGTATATCAATCCTTCTGCAATTCCCCATTCGCCGTCACCTTCAATACGGAACCGCCTTGGATTGTTCTTTTTCATTTCTTCAAACAACCGCCTGTCTGCATCGTCTAACCATTCATTGCATCTGTATGTGGTTGTTTTCGTGAATACCAAATCACTTTGTTTATCAAAAAATCTCGCCTTAAGCCATGTCTGTTCTGACCAAGGGTTGAAAGTAAATCGAATCTGTTTCCAAAGTCCTTCCGGAACCTCACCACGGATGGACATATCCAATTTGTTGAAATCGTCCTCTGATGTAATCTCATAGGCTTCTTCCACCCATACCCAACAAAGAACACCCTGCGGAACGGAAATGGATGTTACTTTCAATCCGTCATCCATACCACGGAATAATATCTTCTGCCCGGTAGGTTTATATGTGGCTTCCATCGGCGATACCGTGAAATCCCACAAATGAGATACACCCAACTTGGCAGCCGCCCACTGCAAATCGCTAAAACAACTATTTCGCAGCGTATTGGCAAATCGTCTTACGCATAAGGCATTGGCCGATGCGTACTTCATAATGTTATAAATCAGCCACAAGGCCGTTGTTTTGGATTTCTTGGAACCACGGCTACCCTTACAGGCACAATATCTATGCTTTGAGTTCCAATAGTCCTTATAGCCTTTACCGATTAACTCCGGAAGGTATATTTTTTTTGCTTCCTTAAACTTCATAGGCTATACACCGCCTATTCTTCCAATTCGTCTTCGCCGCTGAACATAACTGGAATATTGATATCGGCTGATACCTTATCTGTATATAGGCCATATCTCTTACCAAGCAACTCGGCAGCCTTTAATCTGTCTTTTTCGCTTGGCTCTTTTAATACTGTCCTTGCTTCACTGCATCCATCTCCGGTTCCTTCAACAACTAATTCTGTTGATTGGCTTTCGCCCCTTAATACCGATGTGAGATATTTAAGCACTTCATCCTGGCTTGCAATCAAATCTTTCTCTTTTTCTGCCATTCGCTTTTCGATAAATTCTTTGATTGTAGTATTTTGTAGTAACTTATTTGCATTTGTATGAGCATATTTTTCTGAATAACCTGCCCTTACAGCTGCTTGTGTTGCATTCAGGTCAATCAAATACTCGTCAACGAATCTTTGCTGCCTAGCATTTAACTTTATATTCTTTTTATTCGCCATCCTGCAACACTCCTTTCCTGCTTTTATAATGTCACTTCTTCAAAATAGCAAACCTCTTTTTCAAATTCAGCATAAAGGGATTGAATAACCGCTGCACTTCCAACTTCATTCGGTTCCCCTTTTGTGCTGATAACTTTTCTGTCTATAAGTTTCCAACCTTCTGACAATGCTATATTTACTTTTCTATCAAAGGCTTTGTATTCCTCAATCGGCTGAATTATGGTTTTAATCTTCTTCATAGGCATCCACCATCGCCAATGTATTTAAAGCCTTGTATAGCACGAAAATGACCGCCAAAGCCACTCCCCATATGTTCGTTACCCTTTTTTCTTGCAGACTTTACATGGGATTTATAACTTCTTGTTTTGTTATCCCCATATAACCGAGCCGATACCTGCACCCACTTTTTAGATCTTCGCAATGCCGAACATAACTGCGGATGCGATGTATGAAAATATGTCGGAAACTTTTTGTTTTTCCGTCCATTTCCGTCCAGGTGGTATTGTGCTATGGCATCCAGGAACCTTGTTCCTACTCCTGCACCTTGCCATTCAGGCATTGTTACAAGCCTTGTTGCTCTGTATCCTTTAAGGTGGAACCATGGACTTACTGCAAGATGGCAGGCAAGTTCTCCATTTACTGTACCAATGAAATACTCTGCGGCAATCGGCATTGGAAGGTCTAAATAGTAATGTGGCTTATAATGTCGCCAATAACTTCCGTTGACCTTCCTAATCTCCAACTCAATGGATGGCCGTTGCCTAAGATTCCCCCTAAGGAAACTTTTATCTTTTGTATCAATAATCCAATCCGGCTGAACCCAATCAAGGATATCGTAATGTGGTGTAAGAAGAACCACTTTTCCGGTTGGATTTTCTCTTCTCCATGCTTTTTGGAACGCTTGTGCTCCTATCTTTGCAATCTGTCTGTCAATAACCGATGTAAATTCATCAACTACTACTTCATCCGGCTTATCGCAAATCAGCCTTGCAAGTCCTGCCCTAAACTGTTCCCCATTTGATAAAACACAAAAAGGACGGAGCCACGCAGGTACATCCCCAAGTCCAACCGATGCAAGCAACCCGGTAACGGTATTGAAATCGCCATCCGGTGCTATGTCATCAATAATAGGCTTATTATCGCTCCACCCTTTTGATAGATTTACAATCTTATTATCTCCGAATATCTGTTTTCCTATGGATGTTTTCCCTGAACCGGAAGCACCGACTACAACACCGATATTCCAATCTCCGGACAAATCCACATTTTCAATTTCCAAGTCAAAATTACAACCGTTCTCTGCATTGAATAGGCTTTTAACCCTTGCAGCACGATATGAATTAAAGTCGCTTACTCTGTTATGGACTTCAATCTTTCTCATACTGCCACCACTTTCAATTGGTATCCTTCAGCATTTAAACGATTGTATATGTTTTCCTGCTCTTTTTCATCCTTACAAATAACCACTACTGCATATTGCTGCTTATAAGAAAAACCGCTCACAATATCGCCCCTTCTTTTATATTATTGCCGCCAAGGATGGGAGAAACAAAACACGGAAAGAGCATCCTTGACGGCATGAAAAAAGGCACCGCCCAAAATAGCAGTGCCTTTAATCATTTTTACGGGAGATGCCAACTGATAACTTTGCTTATTATAATTATAAAACACCGTTTTTGGCACTTCAATCACATTTCTTCGCAAATGTTTGCAATTATTCACAATTATTCATATTCTTTCACTAGTCTTTCAAACGCACTACCGCCGGAGCATCCTGTTAGCATTATGAACCACTCCGAATAGAAAAACCGCTTGATTTTTTCCACTTCAACTTCTGCCAACATCACTTGTGCTTCGTGTGATTTCCTCTGCCACATATTTGCATCTTCCGGCAATTCCTTTTTGATAACCGTCATTGATTTCCTGAAATCATCTACTGCCTGCATAACAATCGCATTGGCTAATTCTCTATAATTTTCATTCATTTCTGCTCCTTTCCAGGATTTCCCCAAGGCACTTCAATGCCTGTCTGTGATGCGTAGATGCCCATGAATATGATTTCCCCACGCTGACCGCTATTGCCTTTAATGACAGGCTTTGAATATAATACTTGTGCAGCACATCATACAAATCTCCTGGTAACTGCTCGATTGTATTTATGATTTCACGCTTTTTCTGTTCCAATCCGTCAATTTCCCTTTCAAGATCCGTGTATCTATGTACCGCATCAGCCATCTTCTGTTTACTTCCGGATGATTGAACTCTATCCCCATCGGATTGCCCTGTGGTTCCATGTGCCTTGTCACGCTCTTTCCTCACTTCTTCTTTCTTGTTCTGAATCATCTTGTTGAACTTGTCCCATTGCAGCATATATTCTTGTGCATCCATGTTCATTCCCTCACTTTCTCGCTAAAAAAGTATTCATCATTGCTTGTTTCCATTGTGGTTCTTCTGCTTTGTATGGTTGAATAGATTGCCATGCTACAATCACATACTGTCCAGGGAAAGAATGTGTGTCGGCAGAAGATTGCAAAAACCAAAAACCATTATGACAAGAACCTACAAAGCACACATCACCGCCCCTTGCTGTGCTTTTTGCCCAACATAAAACACTTTCATTTGTTTCCGGCAATCTCTCGCTGCATGGTATCCAACCGCCCTTGTGTTCCTCGGCAAGTTGGTTGACGATTGAGATTGCATCAGTTTCTTTGATTACGCTGTCACTTCCATATCCTTCATTGAAATACCGAAATGACTTTTTCTCCAATCTTTCAATCAACTTATCTATAAATTCTTTCATGTTACACCTCACTTTCTTGTGGCATATTGAACACCACCGCTTGTTCATCAATAAATGCTATATTCCTGCAAGCGTCACATATCTTATCCAACACTTTAATTGCTTTTTCTTCGGTAGAATATTCACCCATATTCAAACCATTTACATACACAGTTCGGCATCCGTCATCAACAAATGCTCTTTCAAATGTTTCAATTTTTCTTTTATCCTGACTTCTTATAATCATTCCACCCCACCTGCCTTTACTATGTCGATTGCGTTGTGATAAGCATTGTTTCGTATGCCTTCATCCCTATTGCCATTGACGGATTTGTAATATGTCCGTTTGCATAATTCTTTCAACTGTTTCAAAATTCTATCCATAGGCTTGCGTGTGTTCCATGCTTCGATTACACCCCACTGTGTTTGGTCATATCCTCTGTCGATTTGTGCCATACAGTTTGCACAAAGTATTCTCCACCTTTCGCCTGCTGTATGTTTGTATTTTTCAAGATAGATATTATTTTCTTCCCCACAAAAAGGACAAGGTTTTAATTCTGTTTTACTCATTCCACCCCACCTTTCAATAATTCCGGATTGTCAAATATGTTACCTATTGTTTCAACTGTATTTACAGAATCTTCTTCATCATTGAAATTCCACATGATTTCCCATAAGGAAATGTAATTGTCATTTTCACAAGCCCAAAGCAGATTGTCACACCCGGTTATAGGAAGTATCCTTCTTTGAATTTCATCCCATTCAATAGTATTTTGAAATGCTATTCCAAAACTTCCACATTCAAAAACTATATTTCCTTTATGTCCTATAAATTCAACAATATCATTTTCCCAAATCTTATTTCCGTTCTTGTCGGTCAAGCCTGTGTATTGGCAAAGGGTATCCGGGACAACTTCAATAGGATCAACATAGGAATCTTCTGAACTTATCATATTTACGCAAATATAATGTTTTTCATCTTTTACATATTCATCCCCTATGCGTTGCCATTTTATTTTCTTTAAATAATATCCGGCTTCCCATTCCCCATTGTCTTTCCGCTTTGCTTTGAATAATATTTCACGCATCCTTTCCACCGCCTTTCATCCGCTCTGCGATCTTGATGATTTCGCAGCCGTCTGTACCGGCAAAAGGACATTCCGGCGAATAGCATACATTTTCCTGCTTCATACAATGTTCGCATAGCAGGTTCAAATATTCATCAATAGCCTTGTTTCGGATTTCTGTTTCGGATGTTTCCTTTTCTTTCGGCTCAAATCGTTCTTCTGCATTATGAATACAATGTCTGCAATGTGTACCTTCCATATCTTCATAATCGTACTTGCAATTTTCACAAGTCTTTTCTAACTCTTCTGCCATATCTTCTCCTTTCATTGCCAATCAAGTTTCTTCCTTGAAAATCTGTTCTTCCTTAAATTCTTTGAGATAATCAAATATACAAGGATGTGTCCAACTTCTTGTTTCACTACTCAAACGCAATCCGTTGTTTTCCTTTGCTTTTTCGTGAATGAAATTAGCAAATTCATTTATTGCATAATCTCTTTCGTTTTCACAATCACACTTCCAATTCGTACATCCTGCACACTCTTCGCATTTACGCTGATTCTCTTTCAATGCCTTAAATTCTTCAATAGTGCCGATTGCTCTGTACTGTTGGTTTTCCTTAATTGCTTCTACCGCCATATCTAATGCAGTGTTTTCATCAATTTTTGCACAAGTTTCTGTAAACATATGCTTCATTTTCTTTAATAGTTCAATGCATCTATTCTCCGTCATGCTCATTCTCCTATCACGCTTTATACCAACGAGTTGTGCCATCTGTAAATTTAACCTCTACCTTATGAGGATATTTACTATGTGCTTGGTATCTAAAATCTTTCATCACAGTGCTAACGCAATGCTCTTTTTCGCATTTCTGTGCGTCTGATTTGTTACTGTAATCAGTGCGACAAATATCACATGTGTATAATTTCTTTTCTGTCATGTTCTTACTCTCCCATCTGCTTCAACTGCCCTGCGATTTCATCAATATCTTTTATTGTTTGTTCCCTTGCACAATACTGGCATCCTATGTCTTGATTCATGTATTTGCATTCTTCTCCTGTTTCACGGCAAGGGCACACATCTTCGCCCTGCAATTCCGCCATTTGCATACCTTTTAATCTTTCTTTCATCCGTTCTGCAAAATCATCCACGGCCTTGTTGTATGTCTTTTCCTGCAATTCATCAATCATTCGCTTCATTTCTTCCAAATAACTCATTCTTCTTTTCTCCCTTCGCTATAAATACTTTCCCTTAAAATCTTCTAACATCATGCTCCTAATCTGTCCTATCCTCTGTTGGCTGACACCTAGTATTCTTGATATCTCCGAAGAGGAATACCCCAGGAGCGACAACTTAACAATCTTAATTCTTCTTTCGTCTAGCCGCTTCATGAACCTTTCAAGCGACAACATTACCAACATTTCTTCTTCCATGTCGGAATTGTCTTCCAATATACTTTCAAATGTCATATTCTCTTCTTCGTCAGATACTTTGTCCTGGTAAGAAAATACAAGTCCATATGGAATACTTCCGCAGGCAC